ATGTTTGGCAGATTACAAGGATATCGGTTGGGGGGTGTAGTGGAGGGTTTAGGAACTCTTGGAACGCTTGAAGAAGATCCTCTTGGCACTCTTGGAGATTTAGGTATTCCTAAAACTTCTAAAGCTCCGTTGCCTGCTGCTACTCCTTTTCCTGTTCAGGGAAAGATTGGCGTTCCCGGTTTTAAGGGTCAATTCTTTAAAGAAGAAGATGTGAGAGGAACACGTTTTCCCGCTTTTGCTCCCGCACTTCGTGCGGAAGTGGAAGAAGAATCCACTCGTGGTGTAGCTGGTGTTCCCACCATCGTTCGCGGTGCTGACATTCGTCCTCAACAAATTGCTCCTATTGGTGATTTGGGGATGGAAATTGGGAAAACCCTTTCCTCGCAAATTGGGGAAACCCTTTCCCCGTATTACGAGGAATTGAAGGAAGGTTTGAAAGCAGGAACTTATGATGTATTAAAAGGCACTGAGGCGGGCGACAACCTTATTGAATATCTTGGCATTAAACCCGATCTTTCTGATGTTCCGGAAAGTGTTGATTTTTATAGTGATTTTCCTGCTGCTGAAACAGATCCTTACACTATTGCTACGAGACAAGCTGCTGCTGCTGCTGTTCCTGCTGCTCCCGATGCTCTTGATGTAATTACACCTTCACCAATTGAGGCTGGAACTGCTGCTTTAGAGGTATTGGCTCTCAGGGAAGCTGGCGTTCCTGACGAACAAATTGCCTTGCAGGTGGGCGGAAAGTATGGTGCTAAAAAAGCTATAGAATATATGAATCTTTCTAGGGCTGTAGGAGATAAGTTGCCTGCTGGTGCTATCGCTGCCATTGCTCCTGATTTGTTGCGGGAAGGCAAAATTACTGCGGGTGGAGCGAGTGCTGCTGTAACGAACCTTGCATCTTTTGGAATTAAACAGGCGATGTTGTCGGCTCAAACTACAGCTCTGGGCATATCTCCCGCTCTGTATGCAAGTATATATGCCGCACTACCCGGAATTGGTTTAACTGTATTACAAATGAATCAAGCTGCTAAATCAAGAACTAGTGCAAAGCAAAACGCTGAAATAGCACAATTCACGGGAACTATTCACGCCATAGGCGATATGTTGCCGCACACATGGCAAGCAGACATGCGTGGAGGTGAAGCTGCTTTAGATTTTGCTACTCTTGAGAAAGCTGTAGGTCTTGCTGATCCCGTTGGAACTCCTAGCTCGCATCTTGGGATGGCCAGAGGTCAGGCTGGTCGTGATTTGCTGCTGGAATATCCTCAACTTATTGGCGGTGCAAACATTGATACTGTTGCAGATCAGTCGTTAAAAGGTGCTGCGGCCAGAGCGACAGGCAGATTAGCGGTATCGATGGCCATTCCGGGTGTGAAAGCTGCATTCGATCAATTGATGCGTGGACAGATTAGATTAAGTGAATTCAAATCTCAGTCTCAAGCGGCTTTTGATAGATTTAAAAATTCTGATGCGTATCAAAGAGCGTTACGTCCAGCTACCGTAGAAGATACTCGCGCAGAGTTAAGGGAAGCGTTAGCTAAAAAACAAACCGTTGTGCGTGGACCTGAAGGTTATGCCAAAGACAAGATAGAGATACAGCAAATGCTTGAAAGAACTTATTCTGGTGATGCCAAAAAACTTGAGTCTTATTTGAATGACGTGAACCGCAGAAGAAAGCAAGGACTTGGTCCACCAAGTGGACCGAAACCAGAACTTCCGGAAGGTTTTGTTGTAAGAACTGAATATATACCCGATCCACAGGATGATGAGGGGATGGGTATGCAAGTGGTTAGGGTTGTTCACCGATCTGTTGTTGCGGCTGAAGAAGCTGAACGTACACGATTAGAATACCTTGAAGGTGATGACGAATAATGTATTTCAGACCCAAGAACCCTGAAAAATTCTCGCAAGATCAGCTTGTTGAATGGCAAGAACTTTCTGATGTAGCTGAATGCCGTGACGTACAGGAATCTTCAAGAGAAAACTTTCTGGATTACGTAAAATATATGTGGCCTGAATTCATTGAAAACGGTCATCACAAGATCATGGCAGAAAAATTTGACAGAATCGTTTCTGGAGATTTGAAACGTCTGATTATCAATATGCCTCCTCGCCACACCAAATCTGAGTTTGCTTCTGTTTATCTTCCAAGCTATTTCATGGGTCACAACCCCAAAGGCTACATCATGGAAGCGACACACACGAGCAAATTAGCTATCAACTTTGGAAGAAAAGTTCGTGATTTGATTAAAACGTCTGAATATCAGGAACTATTTTCTGGAACGATGATGTCTGCCGACTCCACAGCTTCCGGATTGTGGCACACATCTGCTGGTGGAGCTTATTTCGCTTGTGGTGTGGGGTCTTCCATAGCTGGATTTGGTGCAGACTTATTTGTAATTGACGATCCGCACTCTGAAAAACATGCTGAATCCGCTGGAATTCTGGATTCTCATTATGATTGGTATCAGTCGGGTCCAATTCAGCGTCTTCAACCGGGTGGTGCCATCGTTATTGTTATGACTAGATGGAGTAAACGTGATTTAACTTCCAGAGTAATAGACAGAATGCGGGAAGAACACGCTGATACGTGGGAAATCATTAAACTTCCGCAGTTTTTACCTTCCGGCAGACTTTTATGGCCCGGATGGTTTGATAAAGAGGAAGTCTTATCCCGAAAAGCTTCCATGTCTGTATCGAAATGGTCTGCCCAGTTCATGCAAGATCCCACTTCTGAAGAAGGTGCTCTCATAAAACGTGAATGGTGGAAAAGGTGGGAATTTCCTGACATCCCCAACATTGAATACACTCTTCAATCTTACGATACAGCGTATCTTGCTACAGAAAAGGCGGATTACTCCGCTATCACTACGTGGGGTGTATTCAGACCTGACGATGAAAGTGAGGTTGTGTCTCTCATTCTGATGGACGCAAAGAAAGACAGATGGGAATTCCCTGATCTCAAACGTGTAGCTTTAGATGAGTACAATTACTGGAAACCCGACATGGTAATTGTAGAGAACAAAGCTTCTGGTGCTCCATTAACTCAAGAGATGAGAGCTTCTGGCATTCCTGTATTCAACTTCAATCCATCGAGAGGCAGAGACAAAGTTGCCAGAGTAAATGCTGTATCTCCTCTTTTTGAAGCAGGCATGATTTACGCTCCTGAAAGAAAATTTGCGGATGAAGTGATTGAAGAGTGTGCTGAATTTCCTTATGGTGAATATGATGACTATGTTGACAGCATGACACAGGCTGTGCTTCGATTCCGGCAGGGCGGATTTATTCGTCATCCTGATGATGAAGAAAATGTCCGTTCTTCCGGACGAAGAGTAAGGGAGTATTACTGATGGCGATTGAACCAGTCTATACGGTAGGTCAAGCCTACGATGAACTTCATAATCCCATACCTGAGTACGAGGAACTTCCGGATGGCGAGGATCTCGTTATTGAAGTGGAAGAGGGTGGTACGGACATTGATATTGAAGCAATGGAAAATGTGTCTGGAGAGACTGTTGGCCCTGAATTCAATGACAATCTCGCGGAACACATGTCTGATACTGACTTAAAATCTTTAGCTTCCAACCTGATACAGAGTATCGATTACGATTTATCTTCCAGAAAAGAGTGGGCAGATGGACTGAAACGTGGCCTAGAATTCCTTGGTACGAACTACGAAGAGAGAACAGAACCTTTCAGAGGCTCTTCTGGCGTAGTTCATCCATTACTGGCTGAGTCCATTGTACAATTTCAGGCTCATGCTTATTCGGAAGTTTTTCCTTCTGGCGGTCCTGCCAGAACTCAGGTAGTGGGTAAACAAACTTCCGAGACCATGCAACAAGCTGAACGTGTCAAGAACTTTATAAACTATGAGATAACGGAAGACATAGAAGACTTTGAAGAAGAGCAGGACGATTGTTTGTTTAACCTTCCTCTTGACGGTTCTGCATTCAAAAAGATTTATTGGGACAACTTCTTTCAAAGACCTGCATCAAAATTTGTTCGTGCAGAAGATATCATTGTTCCTTATACGTCCAAATCGATAGAAACATCTACACGCGTAACGCATCGTACAACGATGTCTGTCTCGAACATGAATGCGAACATTCATGCTGGCTTTTATCGTGATGCTGATTTGTCTGATCCGTCTCCTGAAAACAGAACAGCAACGGACGAAGCAAGAGACAAGGTTCAGGGCACTTCCCCTTCCATGGAACGTGATGAATACACGCTGTACGAAGTTCACACTTTCCTTGATATAGAAGGTTTTGAAGACACGGATCAGGATGGAGAGAAAACAGGAATACATTTAAGCTACATTGTCACGATAGAAGTTGATT